GTCTAGCCGTCTTCGTCCTGAAGGATTTCGACCGCCCCCCGCCGGCCGAAGCCGCCGTCATGCTTGGCGGTTTTGCGATCGTGGTGGAGCTTGCTCATCGCGCACCAATTGTTGCGATCCCAGAACAGCGCGCGGGCTTTGGTGATCGCGGCCTGGTCGCCGCTGTCTAGTGCTTCATCAAGACGATGCGGGCGGATGTGATCAACCACCTCAGAGAGTTGCATCGGATCGAGGCCGCGACATTCCTGGCACTCGCAGAGCGGATGCTTTCGCCTGTAGCCTGCGCTGGCCTGCTGCCACTTGTATCCGTAGCCACGCTTCGTTGATGACTCGCGCCGCAGATCAACCTGCTTGCGCCTGGCTTTGCGATGTTCGTCGCACCAGCCAGAGCCATCACGCACCAGCACACCGCATCCCGGGTGACGACACGGGCATGGCGCGCTCATCGGCATCAATGAAAAAGCCGGCTGACCTTGTGGGCCACCGGCTTTCTGCTGACGCAACCTGTGCAACAGTAGCGGCATTCAAACACAAATGTTTCACCACCACCAAGACATTCTTCATCTGCCCGGAAAGCCGCGCCAGTGCTGGCGCTCCGGGCAGGATTGAAACGCCAAAAGCGCATCAACGCTTGCCCTTTTTGCGTTTTGGCCGTTCAAGTTCTTTCCAGTCAACCGCATCAAGCGGATGGTCGGGCCCGGTATAGAACCGCTGCTCGGTGTCCACTGCCTCACGCTCGCGCGCTGTGGCCGCACGCGGCGCGCTCACACGCTCCCGCGTGTAGCAATCCCAGAACGCCACCATCGCCCGCTGCACCCAGCGCCAGTACGTTGCGCGCGACATCTTGCGCGCCTTGGCCTTGGCCTCCTGCGTGCGATGCAGACACGCCTTGTCACGCGCATCGACGTTGAGGCATGACTCCTTGAGCACATCGCGCAAATAGCCATCCATCGCCCGCAGCGCCCGGTCGGTGCGCTCCGCCTCACCCTGCAGTATCGGCACCACGTTCGCCGCTCTGGGGCCGCGTGCAGCCTGATTCCACATCGGATGGCAACCGATGCCACTGCCGCCGCCTGATCGTGCCTGCCACCACTGCAGCAGCAACCGATCGATGTCCGCCTGAATCGAATTAGCCAGCATCGCTCCCCCTGAAATGTTCACTGCACAGATCGCGACCGCCGATGCGGTAATGCGCCAGCTCCCGGCACACCGAGCACACCCGCTGCTGCGGCTTCATCGCCTCGACATCGCGCTCGAATCGATCCTGGTTCAGCCAGGTCATGGGCAGCGGCACGAACTGGCCGTCTGCCTTGCGCCACTGCTCGCTGGCCACGTCGGCAGCCAGCACGAGCAGCACTTGCTCGGCACGGGCATCGAGCTGCTTTCGCTCCCAGCTGCGACGGCATCGCGCCTTCGCCACACGCCGATGCTTCGGGTACTGATCCCACCACCGATCGAATCCCGATTTGTGCGGTTCGATCGTGTTGGGGGTAAGGGGGATGGGTAAGGATGGGTTACGTATATATGATGCCTCGCTAAAGGGTGCAGTACGCTGCACCCTTTCTTGTCGTAAGTTGCACCCTTTAGCCTCCACAAAGGGTGCAGAATCTGCACCCTTTATCGGCGACGGCGTTTCAGGAGCGGCAGCCGGATCATCACTTTTCAGTGACCCATCCAGCGCAGACCACGGCTTCGCCAGCCATCGAGGATTCACGGAATACTCCCGCGCGTGACCACGACCGCCCTGGGCGTGTTTGGTCACTACCAAGAAACCTGACTCTTCCATTGATCTGAGCAGCCCCTGTACCGACCGCACCGACATGCAGGTGGCTCGTGACAAGGATTCAACCTTCGTGTAAATACTCCTGCCTTCATCGTTTGCAACATCCGCCAGCTTGAGCGCCAGCAGCTTCTCTGCGCTGTGCGCGAAGTAGTGCTCCCACACCAACGACATCACGCGCACGCTCACGTCATTCCCCCTTCGCCGCAGCGGAATAATTCCCGCCGCGCGGACCGCGACCCGGCGCTTCGCCGCGATTGAAAAACCGCGTCAGGCGTGAGTCGTAATCCAGATGCACCATGCCGATCTGCCCGTTGCGCTGTTTGCCGATGATCACCTCGGCATCGAACTCCACGTCCAGGTTCTGCGTCATCACGTAATCCCGATGCAGCAGCAGTACCGTATCGGCATCGGCCTCGATCGCGCCGCTGTCGCGCAGCTCCGCGATGCTGGGGCGCTTCTTCTCCTTGGCCGCCTCACGGTTCAATTGCGACAGCGCCATGATCGGACATTGCAACTCTTTCGCCAGCCGTTTCAGCCCGGAAGTGACCGCGCCGATCTCCACTGCCCGATTGTCATAGCGCCCTTCCGAGCGCGACAGCTGCAGGTAATCGACGATCAGCAGGCCGAAGCCGCCCACGCGCTTCGATTGCAGCCTGGCGCGTGCCGTCAGCTCCTGAATCGACAAGCCGCCCGAGTGATCGACGTACAGGTTCGCGCCGGCCAGCTTACCCAGCGCCGCGCTCACGCGATCCCATTCCTTTTCGCTGAAGCGATGCTCGCGGAATCTTCCCGCCGGCATGCCGGTGAAGCCGGACAGGATGCGCACCGCCAGCTCGATGTCGGTCATCTCCATCGAAAACATGCCGACTGGCCGCGACGCCTTCGTGGCGACGTGCATCGCCACATTCACCGCGAACGATGTCTTGCCCACCGCCGGCCGCGCGCCAACCACGATCAGCTGCCCCGCCGTCATCGGATTGAACAGACGGTCCAGATCCTCAAAGCCGCTACGCACGCCCAGCGGCGCATCCGTATCCTTGATGCCATCGATCTGCGCCACCAGCTCCGCAATCGCCTCGCCAATAGGCCTGAACGTGCCCTCGCCGCGCTTGCTGCGCTCATCCACCGCCGCCAGCAACGCCTGCGCCTGGTCGAGAATCTGCGACGACGTTTTGCCGTCCGGTGCATACGCCAGATCGCCCATCGCCATCGATGCGGTCAGGATCGCGCGCACCACCGCCTTCTCGCGCACCAGCTCGGCATAGACCGGCAAGTTGGTCACCAGGCCGTAGCCCGATTGCAACTCCTGCAGGTAAGCGAAGCCGCCGACCTTTTCCAGCTCGTTGCGATCTTTCAGCCACTGCGCCACCGAAATCGCATCGGCCGGCTTCTGCGCGGCCAGCAGCGCGGCAATGGCGCGATAGATCAGGCGATTGTCGTGCGTGTAGAAATCCGCCTCGGCCAGCTTGCCGGCCAGCAGATCGAACGAATCATTCGACGCCAGCAGCGCACCCAGCACGGAAGCCTCGGCCTCCATCGCATGCGGCGGGCTTTTCACTTCCGACATATCATTCATCGGCCGGCCCTTTTCCGAAAATTTTTGGGAAAGGCGGTGGCGGGTGATCAGTAGCCGAATAAATGAAAACGAGCATGCTCACTTTCATTTATTTCGGTGCGCCCGGTCATGGGCGATCGCTAGATTGAAATGCTCAATGCAGTCGTCATCGCTCAGAATTTCACAATCGTCAATCGCCTCCATTGAACCGTCCGGCGACTGGATGACAAGCGGGAATCCCATCAAGTAATTAAACGTGATCGGCGTGGCCACCGACGTCACCTCCCGCCCGCATGCGGTTTCGAGAATATCTGTTTCAACCAGCCACGCCAGGACCGGCTGTCGCAACAGGTCAAAACAACGACCATCCGCGCCCGTCACTGGCTGCACGACCATATAGCCAGGCTCAGCGTGAACGTGCGTCGAAATTGTTTGTGATTCGCTCATGATCGTTTTCCTTTTCGTTTATCCGCTGCGGAACCACGCGCCGCCGCCTCACGCTTCGCCATCATCAATTCCCAGCGCCGGTCGGTCTCCGCGTTCGGCGTCTGGAAATTGGCCGACAGGTGATCCAGCAGCGCATCGCACCGCGCATCATCAATCTTCAAATCAATCGACTCCCCGTTTTTGTGGAACGTGACTATCATGGGCCTAGACAAACCACAACCCATGCCGCATCCCCTCTGCTGAAATCTTCCCCGCCAGCCGCTTCGCCCGGGCACGCTGCAATGCCAGGCGCTGCTTGCGTGCCGCCACCCAGGCCGCGCCGCGCTTGTGCTTGCCGTGCTTGCCGCGGCGGTCGACCGGATCGGCGCTGGCCGGCACCCACTGATACAACGGCCCCACCGCGATCACACAGCCCGCTTTCATCAGCCGCCGGCACGCCTTCGCGCACGCCTCCGGCTCCGCCTCCATGTCCGCCAGCTGGCGCGCGATCTGGTTCGGATGCCACGGTGTACGCCAGCCGCCTTTCAGCACCTTCAGCACCCGCAGAAAGAACGGCATCGCCTTCGCCACGCATCACTCGTCCGGTCCAGACGGCCGCACCGCCAGCGGCCGGTCGTGATGCTTGTAGCGCAACTGCTCCGCCTCATCCGTAAACACCACCGGCGGGCCCAGGTACGGGCGCAGCAACTTCGCCTGCAGCGGCTCCGTCGCCAGCGCGGGATCGAGCGTCGTCAACACCACCCGCACGAAACAATCCTGCGAATTCACGTACTGCCCCTCCACCCGCGCGATCGCGCCGGTGGGCAACAGCACCCGCATGCCACGAGTTAACGCCGCCACACGCATCATGCCGCCACCTTTTTGTTTGCCTGCTCGTTGATCGTCTCCCGCAACGCCTCCGCAAACACATCGCGCGGGCACGGGTGGGTGAAATTGCCCACCAGCGCCGCATCGGGCGGCAGCGCCGTCGGCTGGCGATCGCTGATGCGTACGGCGCGAAACGCCACCCGGCCGCGTGACGGTGACCAGTACGCGGCGATCGCTTTCGCCTTCAGCAAATAACTGCAGAAATCGTTCACCGCATCGGTCGGGAACCCGTCCGGCATCAGCTTGCGCGGGTTGGCCGGCGGGGTGGGCGGCGGCGTGCCGGCGGCAATGGTGGCGCGCAGATCAGCTTTGAACGCCGCGAAGCCGGTCGGGTAGCGATAGACGCCCACCAGCACGCCATCGACCGGATCGCCCATCGCCATCCGCTCGCCCGGCAGCCGGCGGCGGGTGAGAATCTTCGGCGGCTCGCCGGCCTGGTAGAACACGCGCAACGGCAGCGGCCGGCAGCGCGACAGGCGGGTGATGAAGTGACAGGCGAGAATGTGGATCTCGGCGTCGGTGGGCGGGATGGCGATCACGCCAGCCCTTTCTTCTCCAGCTTCGCCGCCAACGCCGCGAACGTGGCGGTGGCAGCGATGTATTGGCGCATCAGCTCGCGTTTTTCGTCTTCCGGCTCGATCGGCTTTACCGCATAGCCGACGAAATCGCCGATCCACTCGAAGGCGCAGTGAAACTCCGCCTCGCGCGCCAGCTTCAGCAGCGCGAAAATCTCATCCGGCTCGAAGTGCTCGCGCCGGTTCGGGTTAATGCAATCGCGTACCCGGTGGCCGGCGCTCTCGGCATCCTTGGTTGGCCACAGTTTGCCGCCGACTGCTTTCGGACCGCCCAATGCCTTGACCAGGCTGTCGAGCATGTCGTCCGTGTTCTCGCAGACTAGGCGAGGCTGTAAATTGCGCTGGCTCATCATTGCTCTCCCTGTAACCGCACGTCACCGCAATTCGCGGACACGTGCGGACAGACAATCGTGAGGAAAAAAAATATGCTGGCCGCATGCACCAGCCGATCAACTGCCAAGAAAAAGCCCGCCCCGGTTCAGGGGCGGGCAAAGCCATCGACCGTGAAGTCTTCGCAGTGAAGCGGGCGATGGGGGAGGAGCGGACGCGCATGTCAGGCAGCCGCCTGGTTGCGCAATGCTTCGGGCAGCCCGTCGTCCGGGTGCGGATAAATGTCTGGCCGCAGCTCATGCGGCGTGACGGCAAAATTCACCGCTTCACATACCGGCAACACCGCATCGGCAGGCACCTGGCCGCGGCGGCGCCACTCGGATACACGCGTCTGCACGCCGCCGATCAATAGCGCCAGCTTTTGCTGGCTGCCTGCCACCTCAATAACTTTGTCCAATGCGTCCATTCACCCATTAAACACGAATCATGCTTTCTTTGTCAACACGCAAAATGCTGGACGCGCCAACATGCGGAATGTTGAATGCCTGCATGGGGGATTACGGCGACCGAATTCGAGAAGCCCGCAAGGGTGTCGGCATGACGCAGGAGCAGCTCGCGCTCGCCATCGGCGCGGCCGGACAATCCACCGTCGGCAACTACGAACGCGGCGTCAACGAACCCAATCTCGCCACCGCACGGCTCATCGCACAGGTCACCGGCCGATCAGTTTCGTGGCTGCTGGGAGAATCAGCGACTGGCAGCGACCATCGGGCCGAAAGCACCCGCAGCGAGTATCAGCTGCCCGACGAAAAATACGCCATGATCCGCCGCTACCAGATCACCGCCGGCGCCGGCGATGCCCACCAGAACGGCCACGAAGAAATCAGCGGCGCGCACGCTTACCGGCGCGACTGGCTTGAAAAGCGCGGCCTCACCGCCGCCGCCTGCGTTGTGATCGACGTCAAGGGCGAATCAATGGAGCCCACCATTTGCGATGGCGATGTCGTGCTGGTGAACACCATCGAGCGCAAGATCAAGGGCGGCAACATCTACGCATTCCGCACCGACGAAGGCGTGCGCCTCAAGCGGCTACACCGGCAACTCGATGGCCGGATCAAAGTCGCCAGCGACAACCAGGACAAGACCGCCTTCCCCGACGAATGGTTGACGCCGGGAATTGAAGCGGAGATTATTGGCATGGTTGTTCACCGATCAGGAGGTGTTTAGTGGCTGAAGGCATCATGACCGCGTCGTTCATCATTGTTTTTGCCATCCTGGCGCTGCCGGTTTATTTCATCGTCCGCGCCGTCACCGGGCGCGGCGCCATCAGCCCGCATGGCCAATACATCTGCACCCATTGCAACACGCGCGGCGAGCCGAAGAAAATCGCGCGCGGCTCGTTCGGCCTGGAGCTTGGGCTGTGGCTGACCGGGCTGGTGTTGCTAATTTTCGTCGTTGGCGCATTCATTCTGGTTGCCGCGCTGATCTACTCGCTCTGGCGCTCGCTATCGCCGCGCACGCCGATCTGCCCGTCATGCGGCGCGCAAGACATGATCAGAATCACCACCCCGCGCGGCCAGCAGCTGGTCCGGCCCGCCCCGCCTGTACAGCCCGTACAAGCCATCGCCCCAACCCTGCGAACCGAAATAAATCAAGAAAAGTGATGCCCGGTTTCACGTGAAACACGATCAGTGTTGACAAAAACAACATGATGCGTGTTTAATGCCTCCATCCCGCCATCGGGGCGGACAGGGGAGGCACATGAAACGCATGCATTTAGCAGCCGCCATTGCCAGCGGCTTTTTCGGATCGATGCTGGCCGCAGTCAGCGCGAAGTTTGAACAGGCAGCCAGCAGCGCCAAGCCCATCGGCCCATCCGGCGCCAAGCGTCGCAACCGCCTGACCGTCGCCGCCGCCAAACGCGCCAGCATCAAGCGTAAAAACGTTCGCCGCCACAAACAGCACGTCACCCGCGCAGCTCGGCGGTCGGGGCGCTAACATGCGCGCGGCCACGGTCGTCGTCACCACCATCACCACCCTGCTCGCCACCGCCGGCACCATCACGCTGGCGGTGGCGCATCGCAACACCAGCCGCGAACTGGCCGAGCTGAAAACCGCCCAGCCCGTTCTCGCCGCCTGCCCCATCCCGCCGGCCGATTCGCCGCAGTCGCTCATCATCTGGCGCAGCCGCGCCGCCGACGGCAGCGAGGAAATCCGCTGCGTGCACGGCCGCATCCGCGCCGCCGATGTGCGTCACGGCGTGGCGCGGCCAGGGAGCGGAACGTGAACGCCGGCCCGTACATCGTCCAGTTCGCCCCGTCCGGCCAATACTGGGTAGAGCCGCCCACCGGCGCGCGCAATGGCGGCTGGTGCGCCCATCGCCACGACGCCACCACCTATCCCCGCCTGGCCGACGCCGAACGCGCCGCGGCCGGCCTGCGCGCCAAGTTCCAGCGCCACAACCGGGCGGGCATCAAGGTGCTGCCGCTGCACCAGCCGCCCGCCCCCGCCTTCGACCCGATGCGCCGCCACACCAGCGCCGCCGATCTCACCCTGCCGCTCAACTTTGGAGCCACCCGATGAAACAATATCTGCTGCTGATGCACGCCCGCACCCGCGGGCCGAACCTGCCCGGCGTCGTCGCCATCCGCGCCACGGACAGCCCGCGCGCCGCGCTCGCCATGTTCCAGGGCACCGGCCTGATCGACCAGCACCTGCTCATCCCCACCGAATCCGCCCCCGACATCGCGCGGGCGGTGCAGACGGAGCTGCGGCAGCACACCGGCGGCTGCGGCGTGATGTGGCTCAGCACCACGATGGACAACCTGATCGCCACCACCAGCCGCCTGCTCAAGCAGCACCAGGCCGATCAGCCGGTGGTGGTGGGCGGGATATATCGCGGGAGCGGTGAGCGGGTGGCGGCATGAACGCCATCGCCATCCTCCTGATCGCCGTCGGTGCGCCGATGCTGTTCATTTCGCTGGCCGTGCTCGTCGTCTGCGGCGTGCGCGATGCGCTGAACGACATCGCCCGCGCGCCGAACGATCACCACCCCGCCGTCACCGCCCTGCAGCGCCTGATGGCGATCGGCGCGGCGCTGGTGGTGGCGGGCATTGTCGTGGCGGTGGCGGCATGAGCGCGCTGGGCGACTACGCCCGAGGCAACCTCGGCCGCGAATGGGGCCGGCCGCACAGCCTGGAGCGGCGGCGGTTCAATGCGCTGCTGGCGGCGGCGGCGTGGATCGGCTCCTGGCTGATCTGCCTGTTCGTGGCCGGCGCGGCGTTTTTCATCATCACCACGCCGTTCCTCGGCACCATCCTGCGCTTCATCGATCCCCCCGCCGTGCAGCGCCAGGCCGAAGCGCCGCACCCGCCGGACACCATGCGACGGCTGCCGTGAACATCGCCGACATTCTGAACCCGCGCATCCCCACCATCGACGCCGCGCGCGTCACCGCCCACCAGCTGCCGGACGACGGCGGCGAGACAAAGGAAAACGACATGAGCAACCATTCTGATGTGCAGAAAGCCGTCGCCGATTGCGGTGGCCGCGCCACCCGCGAGGAAATCGGCACCGCCACCGGCTTCGAAGGCAAGGAGCTGGAAAACGCGATTTACAACGCGATCAAGAAATACGGCCTGATCCGCCGCGAAGGGAAAGATTTCGTGCTGGTCAAGCCCGGCAGCAACGGCACCAGCGAGGCACCGGCCAAGCCCACCAAGGCAGCCAGCAAACCGGCCAAGGCCAAGCCCGCAGCGAAGGCGAAGAAAACCGCCGCGCCGAAACCGAAAGCCACGCCGCGCAGCCACACCGTGACCACGCCGGCGCGCCCCATGCTGCCCGCCGCGCCCACTGCGCTCGCGCAAATCAAAGAAGCCGGCGAAAAGATCAAGAAACTCGCTTTCGACATCCGCCGCCCCGACGCACCCGAAGCCTATCTACTGCGCGACGGCGGCTTGCTGATCGTCGACGGCAGCGAGCGCATTCACCTCACCCAGGCGCAATACATCGCCGTGCTCAACACAAAGGAATAACACCATGCCCGACACCCACGCCCCGCCCACCACGCTTGAACGGCTAAAAGCCCGCCTGCGCGAAACGCCGCTGCTGCAGCGCCTTAAAGAATCACAGTCGCGCATCGGCAAAATGTGCAGCGAAGGGCGCTGCCCAAGCATGAGCATTCCCGTGCGGGAAACGGACGATGATTTTTTTATCAGCAACGCCATTGCCGACGCGATGGATGCGCTGCAAGGCATCGACGCCACCCTGCTCGCCGACGCCATCGAAATCGCCGACAGCACCGCCCGCAGCGACATCGAGTGCTTCTTCTTGCGCAACGAGGAAGGCTGGTACAACCTCAGCGACGGCATGCCATACGACTGGCTGCCGCAAATCCTGCGCTACCTCACCGCGCGCGGCCTGATCGAACGCATGACCGGCGACAACCTCGGCGCCGGCCTGGTGCGGTTTGTGAAGCGCGCCTGACCATGCCCCCATTCCTCACCGACGCCGAAATCGACGCCATCTGCGACGGGCTCACCCAGCCGGCCGCGATGGCGCGTTACCTGGCGCGGCTGGGGCTGACGGTGCACACCAAACCAAACGGGCGGCCGCTCATCAGCCGCACACAGTTCGAAACCGTGATGGCCGGCCGCCCATCGAACACCCCCACCACCCGGCCGGCAGCCGATGCAGGCGCGGTGATCGCGATGTTTCGGGCGCGGCGGGCGGGATAGCGGGGAAGCTCGCACAGGAGGCGACGCAATGGCCCTAAGTGAAAAAGGAGTTGTGTGCGACGTACGCAACAGGAAACCAGTGAGGTTGTGGCGCATTGCTGGTCGGTCTATTTGGTTTGGGCAGAAGTATCGGGGATGGGGATTTATGGAGGGGTGCTGGTCGTGCCTAAAAAAACGAAAGCCGAAGGTGGCTGAGAAAGTTGGCGAGATTATGAAGCGACCCAACTATCCGGCCAAGGGCGAATGATGTGGACCGGCCCAAACGACGCCCCGCTTTCAACCAAAGCCGAGCGCATGGAAAAATTGAAACGCCTGCACGATTGGGACGAAGATGGCTGCTGCCGCCATTGCGGCTTCGATGGTGCCGAGTGGCATCATTGGCGCCACAACACATACGAAGGCCGGGCGATGCAAACACCAATCCCACCCTGCAACAAGATTTGAAATAAACTCCCCAAACCATGCCCCGCCCCCGCGCCACCAACCCGCTCAACCTCCCGCCTCGCGTCGCGTTCAAGCACGGCGCGTTCTATTACCGCCACCGCGATGGCCGGTGGGAGCGGCTGGGCACGGACATCGAGCAGGCCAAGGCGCGCGGCCGGCACTATGCCGACGCCACCAGCCAGCACGGCACGATGGCATGGTATTTCGACGAATGGCTGGCGTGGCTGGATGGGCGCGTGGCGGCGGGCAAGCTGGCGCCGCGCACCCGCGAAGACTACGACGGCGCGATCGTGCCGCTGAAGGCGTACCTGGGCAAGCTGGCGCCCACCGACATCACGCCGGTGACGGTGCAGGAATATCTCGACCTCGGCGTCGAGCTGAACCGGCCGGTCCGCACCAATCGCGAGAAAGCCGCGCTGTCGGCCTGCCTGACGTGGATCCGCACCCGCCGGCCCGAAGCCGCGCTGCGCGACAATCCGTGCTTCGGCGTCCGGCGCAACGCCGAAAAGCCGGATGATCATTACGTCGAAGACGCCGATTATGCCGCCGTGCTGAAGCGCGCCAGCCCGATGATTGCTGCCTACGCCGAGCTGGTGTACCGCACGCTGCAGCGCCCGTCCGACGTGCTCGGCTGGACACGCGCCAACCTGCGCACCCGCACCGTCACCGAGGCCGGCGTGACGCGGGAGCAGCGCTACATCAAGACCCAGCAGAACAAGACCGGCGCCGAGCTGGAAATCGAACTCGACGACCACCTGCTCGCCGTGCTGGGCAAGATCAAGCGCGACGTGATCGGCCTGCCGCTGATTCACCGCGCCAGGCGCACCAAGGATGGCGCCGCCGGCAAAGACGCCGCCACGCAGCTCGGCTACACCGAAGACGGCGTCGCCAGCATGTGGCGCCGCTGGTGCCACCTGGCCAAGGTGCCGACATTCGGCGTCGGCCACCTGCGCGGCAAAGGCGCGACCGACATGTACCGCGCCGGCATCCCGCTGGAAAAAATCCAGGCGTTGATGGGGCACGAGTCGGTCACGACCACGGAAATTTACATCAAACGGCGGCTGAAATTTGTCGCGCAACCGAACAAGGTGGGGCACGTCGTATGAGTACCGACCCGCGAATCATCGCCGCGCTTGAAGTTGCCTTTAAGTTCGGCGGCATAGCCGGCGAACATCACAAGGCATGGGTGATCGATCAGATGTGCCGCACTCTGCTAGGCGAGCATTACGACCAGTTTGTGGCCAGCGCGAAGGCGGGTGAAGATGGCCCGGAAACATACACATGGGACGAAGGCATAGCGCCTTGATATGAGACAGCACGCTTTTTATATGAGACAGGCCACCCAAACAAGAAGCGTAAGTCTTTGTTTTTATGGCTCCCCGAGCTGGGCTCGAACCAGCGACCTGCGGATTAACAGCCCGTCCTTAAGTCAGCCGCAGCGCATTGATTTTTCAGGCATTGCGGGTGCAAACTGTCTCTTTCAAAATTGCGTTTTCGGTGATTTCGGGGCACGCTTTGCGGGGCTACGGTCGATCGTATGAGACAGTTTTTAGCCGTTTTGGCGCTGGTTTTTCTGCTGCTTTTCGCGGTGGTGGCGGAGGCGCGGAACGCGAACCAGGTGTGGCGGTTCCGGCGGGATCAGCACTGTCCGTCGACCGGCCGCGAGAAAGGTCCGTGCCCCGGCTGGCAGGTTGATCATGTCGTGCCCTTGAAGTGCGGCGGCGCAGACCACCCGCGCAACATGCAGTGGCTGACCGTACACGATCATCGCGCGAAGACGAAGCGAGAATCTAAGCTATGCCTGAAGCCGCGTAAGCACTAGCCCCACAAACGCCAAAACCCGCCCGCCACGTCCGGAGACATGGCGGGCGGTTCGTTTTCCCCGTGGCGGGGCTGGATTCGAGCCGGCGGGCTATCTGATGAGGCACCCAAAGCTCGCCACCCACGCATGCCCGGCATCACGCGCGATCGATTGAAACCAGGCGCTGTACTGGATACCGGTGCCGTCGGGGATGCCGTCGCGCAGGTGGCCGGTGCCGCGTTCGGTGAGCCAGCCGTTGCCGGCTGCCCACCACGCCTCCTGCTGATGCAGCACGTCGCGCGTCGCGGGCGGGGCGCCGGTCCAGCAGGTGTTGCGGATCTCGCGCATGGGCGTGAGCGTGTGCTGCCAGAAAAACGCGACGTGCTCGACGTATCCCCACACGCGCAGCGTGAACGGCGCGCTGATCAGCAGCGGCGTGTACGGTTGGCCAAGGCACGGGTGCACCACCACTTGCCAGGTGGCGCCGGCATCAAAGCTGATTTCGGCCAGGGTGGTGCGGATGCGGTGCGGCGGCTGGCCGGGATCCTGATATTGGTCGAGGCACACCCAGCTGCCGACGACGCGAAAATGCTCGGCCGTGACGCCCCAGTCGATCACCACATGGTTGCCGTCGACGGCGCTGCGGTAGCTGCCGCCGGTGAAGTGGCGGGTCACGGATTGGCGCATGGGCGCGAAATCGCGATAGTCCCAGGGCAGCGGCGCGGCGACGGGCGCGGGTGCCGGGGCGGCGCTGGCCGGGCCGCTGCCGCCGCAGCCGGCGGTGAGCACGATCACGGCCAGCCAGAAGCAGGCGAACGCGGTGACGAGCAGCCAGCGGGCGAGCGGGTACATCGCGGCCAGGCGGTGCCTCATCGCGTCGGACACCAAACGCCCTGCACCAGCACCGCGCAATGCCGTCCGCCCACGCTGGCGCAACTACTTAGCAAGAGCGTCGCGGCGATCAATAGCGCCGTTGAGATAATCCAGCTTCGCGCCGCAGCGCCGCAGCTCGACGGCGTTTTTGATGAAGGCGGCTTCGACGGTGGCGTGCCGGCCGTCAACCGGATGGATCGGCGGCGAACAGGGCTGACGATATTCACTGGGGATTGCCGGTGGCGGCAAGACGTAGGCGCTGCAGCCGCTCAGGGCTGAAATCGCAGACAGCAGGATTAGGCGGATCATTTTTCGCGGCCTCGATCAGTTGGGTTTCGGTGTGGGTGAGCCATTCGATCTGCTTGATGAATTTCGGCACTTCGACGCGCTCGATTTCCTTCACCACCTTGACGCGCTCGACGAAGACGGTGGCGGCTTCTTTCGCGTCGGCTTGCTCGTGCTGGCAGCCTTTGACGAAGCCGGTGGCGAA